GCAGCGCGAGCGGGCAACCGTCGCGAGCGGCGCGCGGCCCAGAAGCTCGCCAAGATAGCGGCGAAGGAGGCGCGCCGAAGCGCGGCCTGATCCTGAAACGGCGACGCCCGCTGGTGGCCAGACCAGCGGGCGTCATGGACCTCCACGGGGGCGCGGCGGTCTCAGCAATGAGACCGTACACGGACGGGCAGGATCCGTCCACCAGGAGCAGCACCAATGCAGGAGGTTGAGGTCATCACGATGCGGAGCGCCGAGGCGCGCTCTTTGGTGCCGGAGGTGGGGCCCTCGTATCCCCGCCCCGGCCAGGCGTGGGATCGCTGGGCCGACGAGCTCGGGGTCTTCCCGGGCGGCGGGCTCGAGGCAGACGCGGCCGCGCACCAGCAGGCCCTGGCGGCTGCCGGCTGGCGCTGCGTGCGCCGGGCGGCCGGGAGCGCGGGCGAGGCGTCCGAGGAATGGACGGCGCCGCCTCGGCAGCGGCGCAGCGTCGAGGAGGCCGGCTCTCTCGTGCGCCGCGCCGTGATGGCCGCCAACCCCCGCCGGATGCCGCCCGAGGCCGTGGAGGAGCTTTGCCTCTGGCTGGTCGGCTTCCTCGAGGGCCTTGGCGACCTGCTCTTCTACCCCGACACCGAGGAACCCTGGGCGCGCGCCACCACGGAGCTCCGGGTCGCGCGCCGGGAGAGCCGCCGCCGTGGCGACCCTCTCCGCGCGCGCTTCCGCGACCTCGTAGAGGTGCTCGAGGCCGCGCTCTTCTCCGCGCCCGAACTCGGCCGGGGCGAGACCACCTACGCGACCGCGCAGAACAAGGGCCGCACCCGCGCGCGTTGGAACGAGATCTTCTGCAGCCCCTCTCACGTCGGCGCGGGCTCGCCTCGGAGCCTGGGCGCCGTCGAGCGCGCGGCCGACGCCCGCTGGGCCCTCAAGACGAGCCGAGCCGACCTCGTCGACGTTGCCGGCCTCGGCGACTGGCTGGTCGAGGAGGTCACCCAGGCCGAGCGCGTGCGCCGGTACCGGCGGCGCCTCGCCAGCACCCGGGGCGGCGCCCGCGCGGACATGCTCGAGACAATGGCCGCCATCTCCGAGGGCGGCGCCGACCTCATGGCCCGCGAGCTGACCGCCGACCTCAGCGACGAGGCCATCCTCGGCCGCCTCTCGGCCGCACGCGTCCGGCTCGAGACGCACCTCCGGCGCATCGCTCCCCGGGCCGACGAGGTCGCGCTCGCGACCGGCGACCGCTCCTTCCTGGCGAGCCGCCTCCCGGCCGAGGGCGCGCTGCGAGCCGCCTCCGACCTGCGGCGCCGGCGCCAGCCCGAGCCGCACGACGGGCCGCCCGTCGTGCTCCGGCGCTCCGGGCCCGCCTCGCCCTTCCGGGGGCCGCTGGGGGTCGCGTGCTGATGGGCGGCGCGATGCTGGACCGCCTCGCAGAGTGCGAGCGCCGCCTCCAGGCGGTCGAGGAGCAACTCCGGGAACTGCTCGATGCGCGCGTCCCCAGCTGGAGCGAGATCGGCCGCGAGCTCCTCGTGGACGAGCGCACAGCCCGCCGCTGGGCCGAGCGGAACCGGGATCCGCTCCCGGTCGAGACCAGCCCGGGAGGAGACCGCTGGGCCTGGCGCAGCGCCCTCGTCGCCTGGGCACGCCGGAACCACGTGCCGCACCAGGCGGCTCAGCGCATCGAAGAGCTAGAGCAGCAGGTGCGGAGCCTCGCCAGGGAGCTGGCCGCGATCCGCCAGAGCGCGACCGCGCTTCCGGAGACCGCGCGCGACCCTACCACGGGGGTCCTGCGCCGGAGGCCGGCCAAATGTCCGGACGTGTCCGGCGACATCACGAATGGGCCTGATCGATAGGCATTGCGCGCTGTCGTTTGTCCGTTCGTGTCCGTTGACTGGTTCCTGGGAAACCGTCACTTTCGGGTCAAGCTCGCGAGCGGTGCCCGCACCGAAGTGAGCCGCTGCCTCGGGCGCGTCCACGACCTCCGCGCCCAGGCAGCCACCTTGCGGGGTAGCTCAGCGGCAGAGCTCCAGGGGGGCAGGTTCCCCCGGCGGCCGCAGGTTCGACTCCTGCCCCCGCAGCCGCGGTCCGACAGCCCCGACACCCGTCGGGCTGTCGGACCCGACACGGCGCCCGACCGCTCTCCGACAGTCCTCCGACAAGCCGCAGATCTGGCTGGTACGCCATGGCCGAGCCTATCAACCCCGACAGCCCCGACGACCCCGACACGGGGCGGAGCTTCCAGGGCCTGGGCCACAGCCCGAACTGCCGGACCTGCACCAGCCCGCACCGGGTCGAGATCGATCGGCGGCTGCTTGCTGGCGGGCCGCTCGGCTCGACGCGCGCCGTCGAGCGGTGGCTCGTCGAGACGCACGGTGAGGCGGCGCGGATCCGCCATGACGCGCTCGCCCGCCACAAGAGGGACCACTGCAACCCGCTGCCCGATGCGCAGCGGATCGTGGCCGAGCGCGACGAGCGGCGGCGCGCCGCGCCGCCGAGCCCGAGCCCGAGCGCCCGAGCGGCCCCGCCGCCCCGGCAGGCCCGTGAGCGGCCTGGCCGCGACGAGGAGGCGGAGCACCGAAGGCAGCGCGAGCGGGAGGCGAAGGAGCAGCGCCGGGTGGAGGCGGAGGCGAAGGCCAAGGACTCAGCCCCGGCCTTCAGTGCCGAGGTCGAGCGCATCGTCGCCGACGTAGGAGTGCTGGACGAGATCGCGAGCATCAGCATGCACGTGGCCCGCAGGCTCACGTCGGTGGTGGCTGACGACCCGACGCAGGCGCAGGCTACCGCTTTCGGCGATGCCCTGAAGCACGCCCGAGGCGCGGTGACCGACCGCCACGAACTCCTGCACGGCAAGAAGTTGAACGTGGAGGCCAGCGGCGCAGGGTTGGCCGGATTGCTCGCGGATCTCGACGAACCGCCGCCGCCGATTGACGGCGACGAGCCTCCTGTCGCCGACCCGCTGGGTGCCGAGTCGGCGCCCGGGTTGAGCCCCAACGGCGCGCCGTGACGGCGGCGGAGGCGCTGCTCGCGACCGCCAGCGCTGAAGAGGCCACCCAGGCGCGCGAGGTCCGCCGCAAGCTGGCGCAGCTCCTCGAGCGGTGGCGCCGTGACCCGGCCCGCTTCGCGTGGGACGTCTTCCGGGTCCGCCTGTGGCGGCGCCAGGTCGAGGTCTGCCACGCCGTCGCGCAGCATAAGCTCGTCGCGGTCGCCTCGGGCCACAAGATCGGCAAGAGCGTCTGCGCCGCCGTTCTCGCGCTTTGGTGGGTGGTCACCCGGCCGCGCGGTCGCGTCGTCCTGACCGCGCCGACGGGCGCGCAGATCCGGTCCATCCTCTGGATGGAGATCAGCAAGCTCGTCGAAAAGGCAAACGAGCGGCTCAAGGCCATCGGCGGCTTCGGGGGGCAGCTCAACAAGCTCCCGGATCTGGGGCTCCAGATCAGCCCTGGCCACGAGGTCGTGGGGCGCTCGACGAATCAGCCGGAGCGGTTCGCGGGGACCTCGGGTGAGGACCTGCTCTACCTGGTGGACGAGGCGAGCGGCGTCGACCAGAAGATCTTCGAGACGATCCTCGGGAACCTGACCGGCGGCGGTCGGCTGGTGATGTTCTCGAACCCGACGCAGACGTCGGGCGAGTTCTTCGACGCCTTCCACGCGAAGCGCGGTCAATACCACGCGATCAGGATCTCCTCGGAGGAGACGCCGAACGTCGTCACCGGGCGTGCGGTTGTCAGCGGGCTCGCTACCCGCGAGGCTATCCTCGAACGACGGAAGGCGTGGGGGCCGGACTACCGGAACGACCCGCGCTACCAGGTGCGCGTCGAGGGGAACTTCCCGCGACAGTCCGCGGCCGCGATCGTGCCGCTTGGGCTGGTCACGGAGGCGCGCGCGCGGTGGCTGCGCACGCCAGAGGATGGCCCCAGGCTCGAGCTGGGCGTGGACGTCGCTCGGTTCGGGGACGACGAGAGCTGCATCAGCCCACGCCGCGGCCTGCACGCCTATGTGCAGACCCGGGTGCACGGGTTCGACATCATCGAGGTCGCGGGCGCGTGCCTGAAGCTCATCCGCGAGATGCGGCGCCCGGGCGAGCGGGTGCGCGTGAAGGTCGACGTGATCGGCTACGGCGCGGGGGTGGCTGACCATCTGCGGCACATCGCCGAGGAGCAGGACATGGCCTGGCTCGAGGTCATCGACGTGAACACCGCGGAGAGCCCAGACGACGGCTATGAGGACTACCTGAACAAGCGGGCGCAGCTCGCGTTCGGGGTGGCCGAGTGGCTCAAGGCGGGCGGAGCGCTTCCGGACGACGAGGTGCTCGCCCAGGAGCTCGTCGCCACCCGCTACAGCTTCGATACGAAGGGCCACATCAAGGCCGAGTCGAAGGAGCAACTCAAGGCGCGGCTGGGGCGCTCGCCCGATGGCGGCGACGCGTTGGCGCTCAGCATCTACGAGCCGAGCTGCGGCACGTACGAGCGCATCACGGGCGGGGCGCGTCGTCAGCACTACCAGCGGAGCGCCGGCGGATCTCGGCGCGGTTGAATAGGAGGTTGCCGTGCGCAACACGATCGGCAGCCTGGCGCGCCATGTCCTGCTCCGGGCCGCGCAGGCCATCGGGGCGCAGGCCGGCGGCCAGCCCCCTCCGGGGCGCCCGAGGGTGGGTAAGGCGGAGGACCACCGTGAGCCGGACGCCAGGCGCTTCACGGAATGGTCGCCCGCCCTGCTCAAGGTGGCCGAGGCGCTGGCCGAGCGCGGGGACCTGCGCATGGCCGCGGACCTGTGCACGGCGCTCAGCGCGGACGACCGGATCGACAGCGTCCTTGGCACGAGGGTGCGGAGCCTCCTCGGGCTTGAGCTGACCTTCGAGGAAGCCGGCGTCGCGCCACGGAAGCTGCGGCAGCGGGCGGTCAAAGCGCTGGAACTCGACGAGGACTGGTACGAGATCTTCCCAGAGGACCAGCTATCCGATCTTCTGCGATGGGCCCTCCTGCTCGGCGTGGGCCTCGGACGCCTGCAGTGGTGGGAGAAGCTCCGTTCGGGGAAGTGGGTCCCACGCCGGCGGCGCGGGCGGCTCGTCCCCCAGCTTCAGGTCTGGAACCCGCGGTGGCTCCGGTACGACCGCGAGCGCCGCGTGTGGATGGTGCTCACCGAGGGGGGCGCCGAGGTCGAGGTCACTCCTGGCGACGGCGAGTGGATCCTGCTGACGCCCTACGGCTCGGGGCGCGTGGCCGGCGGGCTGTGGCGGGGGCTCAGCCGCCTCTGGCTCTTGAAGAGCTACGCTCTCGACGACTGGGGCCGCTGCTCCGAGGAGCACGGCAACCCGATCAAGTCGGTCGAAGCCACGGACCCGAAGGCGGGGTACTCCCCGGAGGTTCGGAAGGAACTGGCCCAGGACGTCGACCAGCTCGGCCGGGACAGCGTCATCTCGCTCCCACCGGGGTACTCCCTGAACCTTGTCGAGGCGAGGGCGAACACCTGGGAGATGTTCTCCAGGCAGATCGAGCTGGCCAACACCGCGGCGGCGGTGACCACCCTCGGGGTGAACCTCCTCACGGAGATGAAGGGCGGTTCCTTCGCGGCCGCGAACACCCAGAACCTCGTGCGAATCGACCTCCGGCGATTCGACGCCGAGAACGAGAGCACTGCCACGCGCACCCAGGCGCTCAAGCCGTGGGCCGCGCTGAACTACGGGGACCCGGAACTCGCGCCCTGGCCGCGGCGGGCGACGGAGCCTCCCGAGGACCGCAAGGCGATCGCCGATACGTGGAACACCGCGGCCGACGCGGTGGGGAAGCTCCGGAAAGCCGGCCTGGAGGTCGCACCCGAGGACGTCAACGAGCGCTTCGGGATCCCGGTGCGACGCATCCCCGGGCCACAGCCGCCGGCGGATCAGAAGAGCAGCAGCACATGAACATGTACCCGTACCCATTCGATCAATGGATGGCGATGGAGACGAGCGCCCTCGGTCGTCTCCTTGCGGTCCGAGACGGCAACGGCACCTCCAACGAGGCGCTCGCCACGAGGAATGGCTCCGGGCTGCCGAGCGCCGGGCGCTTCGAGGACGACGAGCCAGGCTACGCCCGCACCGGCAGCGCCGGGAGCGTGGCCGTCATCCGCGTGGAGGGTCCGCTGCTCCAGCGCGGTGGCTGGTTCTACGACGGCTACGAGGCCATCCAGCGGCGATTTGCAACGGCACTGGGGGACCCAGCTGTGGCATCCGTCCTCCTCCGGATCAACAGCCCAGGTGGTGTGTGTGCGGGCGCCTTCGAGGCTGTGCGCGCGATGCGACAGGCGAAGGCGTCGGCCGGAAAGCCGGTCGTCGCCTTCGCGGATGAGATGGCCTTCTCGGCGGCCTACGCGCTGGCGACGGTCGCCGACCAGATCGTCATGCCTGAGGCCGGCGGCGTCGGCTCCGTGGGCGTCATCGGCGTCCTCTACGACGTGACGGCCCTCAACGAGAAGATGGGCCTGCGGGTCGCGGTGGTGACGTGCGGAGGCCAGAAGGCGGACGGCCACCCCGACGTGCCGCTGACGCCGGAGGTCATCGAGCGATACCAGGCTCGGATCAACCAGCTCGGGCGGCAGTTCGCGGAGGTGGTGGGCGAGGCGCGCGAGATGACCCCGGACGCGGTGCTCGCGCTGCAGGCCGCGTGCCTGTACGGGCGAGACGCGGTCCGCGCCGGCCTCGCCGACAACGTGAAGACGCTCAGCGAAGCGATCCGCTTCGCTGAAGGCCTGGGCCGCAAGGCTCAGAAGAGCGGCCCCCAGGGCCGGAAAGAAGGAAGCATGCCGGATACGATCGCGATCGCACTGGGACTCGCGGCGGGTGCCACCGAGTCGGACCAGCTCGCGCGGGTGCGCGCCCTGGTGAATTTCGAGGCGGAGATGCAGCGCCGGACGGGCGCCGCCAGCGCCGAGGAAGCGGTCAGCGCGGCGACGCGCGCCATCAACCTCGAGCGGGACGTGCTGCAGCTCGCCGGGAAGTCCACGCCCGCCGAGGCGCTCGGGGTTCTCCACGCCCATCGCGCCGCCGCGGAGCAGCTCACGGCGGCGCAGTCGAAGAACGCGGAGCTCACCGCACAGATCGAGCAGCGCGATCGGGACGAGCTGATGCGGCAGGGCAGGGAGTCCGGGCAGATCACGCCCGCCCTCGAGCAGTGGGCCACGACCCAACCGATCGACGGCCTCAGGTCGTTCTTGGCGGTCGCCCCGGCTGCGGTCCCCGGTGCCGCGTCGCCCGCGCGGAACCAGCCGCCCGCGGAGGGCACCGGCGGCAGCCCGACGACGTCGCACGGCAAGCGCTGGGAGGAGATGTCGTACGACGAGAAGCACAACCTCTACGTCGAGAACCGCCAGCTCTACGACAAGCTGAAGGCCGAACACGAGCGCAGCGGCACCACCAAGACCGGCTGAGCCGGCCGAAGCATTCAGGATCAGGAGACGCAAGGAATATGGCAATCACCAAGCGAAAGGACCTCGTCATCCCCGAGATCCTCGTCGAGGCCGTTCAGGGCCAGTGGGTGGGGATGAAGGCGCTCTGGGGCACGGGCGTCGCGGTCGTGAACTCGTCGCTGCCGGCCGCGAACGTGGACGGCAGTCGCCTGCGCGGCGGCGACGAGGTGGCGGTGCCCTACTTCGGCAACCTCGGCGAGCTTGAGGACGTGGCGGAGGGGGATGCCCTCACCCCGGTGAAGCTCACCATGTCGAGCGAGAAGGGCGTCGTGCAGCGGTCGGGAAAGGCCGTCGAGCTGACCGAGTGGTCCCAGCTCGCCGCGCAATACGCGGATCCCTACGCGGAGGTGGCACGCCAGCTCAAGGAGATGGTGGCGCGTCGCGCCGACCAGGCGCTCATCGATGCGGCCGGGGCCGGCCTGCCCACCAACATGATCAAGGACGTCACGGGGGGGGCCACCAAGACGCTCGACTGGGACGTCATGACCGACGCGAAGATGCTCTGGGGCGACGAGCAGGACGACATCCTGATGCTCGCGGTGCACAGCAAGGTCTATGGCGATCTCCTCAAGCTGAAGGACTCGACGGGGCGCCCTCTCCTGGTCGACATGAACGACGGCACCATCCCCCGCTTCCACGGCATCCCGATCAAGGTCAGCGATCGCAACACCAAGATCGACGGGGCGACCCCCAAGTACAAGTCGATGATCCTGAAGCGAGGCGCGCTCGCGTTCTGGTTCAACAAGACCCCCAGCATCGATACCGACAAGGATATCCTCACCGACAGCCAGGTGCTCGCGGTGCACGTGTACTGGGTCGCACATCGATACCGGCAGATCGCTGGTGGGTCGAAGCCGGGCGTCGTCCAGATCGTGACGAACTGACCATGGGCGTCGCCACCTTCTCCAGACACCGTCGCCGCGCGACGGCTCGCGCGGCCCCGCCATCGCACGCACCGGAACCGACCCACACCGACGCGGTCACCGACGATGAGACGAAGCCGGGCGATGCGGCGGTGACCGCAACACCCGACGCGCCCGACGCAGAGCTGGCTACGTCCTCGTCGGCGACCGGTGCCAGCACCACGAACGAGCGTAAGCGGGCGCGCTGAGGCTGGTGGCGTCGTGGCGGTGATCACCCCGAGGAGGTACTGGCTCCTCAAGTCCCGCGCGTGCGCAGCCCGCGGCGAAGAGGGCCTCGCGCTGGCCTTCCTGAGTAAGCATCGCGATGCGCCAGGAACGGCGCTCCCCGACGACTTCCCCTCGCGGCCGGCGCTCGTAGCTGCCGGCTACACGGTGCTCGAGGACCTCCAAGGCGCGACCGTGGAGGAGCTCGTAGAGGACGCGATGCTGAGCCGCCGGGACGCGGAATTGGTCCTGGCGGCCGTCACCTGAACAGGAACACCCAATGGGATACACGATGCGAAACGGCCGCCACGCGGACACCGACGAGGTCGTCCTCGCGCCGGCCGAGGTGCGGACGTCCACCGTCACGGGGGACTGGGTCGAGCTCGGTGACCGAGGAGTGCTCAGGCTCGACCTGAGCATCACGGTGGTCAGCGGGACGACCCCCACGCTCGACGTGACCATCGAGACCTCGAGCGACCAGAGCGTCGCGCGGCAGCTCGGCACCTTCTCGCAGAAGACGGGCGTCGGGTCGGAGCGGAAGAGCTTCGCCGGCTGCGATCGCTTCGCGCGTGCGGTGCTCACCATCGGGGGCACCTCCCCGTCCTTCACCGCCAGCGTCGCTGGCGAGGCCGTCTGAACCAGGAGACCACGTACATGCCGATCAACAAGTCGCCCTACGGGCACCCCATGGCGGACGCCTCGGGGCGGGTCCCGGACACCTTCGCCACCCC